ACATATCTTAAATGTCTAAGCAGTCTCCATTTCCAGCAGCAATTCAGTGGGGTCTCCTTATGTCCGTCCCAGCAATGACAACTCTGTTTACAGAGCCAATCCTGAACCTCATGCTAATGACAATTGTTCTGCCTATGGCAGTATCGTTCCTTAGCAGAAGTGGTACATTCTTTGTGAACACACAGACTGTGCTCGTTGCTTCCATTGCAACATTCTTCTTCTCCTATCTGCTCCAGAGCTTCTGGCCCAAGTTCAAGGAGACCCTCAAGGAGCCCCAGAAGAACAAGGTGAACACTGGTATCGCTTATACTGGTATCATCATTATGTTTATGATGTTTATGGTGGGCACAACATTTGCAGGTGTTGATATGTACGAGGGTGGCAGTCAGGCAATGAATGCTGCCGCTGCCAAGTTCAACTATCAGACACTGATCTAGGCCTTCAGAACAGTACGCTGACCAAAATAGAACAGGATAGCTGCAACAAGACCTGAGATTAGCAGACCAACCATGCTACGGTTCCCAGACTCTGCCAGGAACTGTGGGATGGTGCTACCAAGCTTGGCCTGAACTGGCTCACTGAAAGCGATCGCCGCACACACGGCAACAACAAGAGCCTGCATCTGCTCGTCAGTCAGGTTGAAGGGGTTCTTTGAAGGGAGGGGTGCCTGCTGCTGTGCCTGAGCTGGTGCCTGCTGCTGGGGAGCCATCATCATTGGCTGCTGAGCCATCATTGTGGACTGTGGGGGAGTCATCATTGGCTGCTGCTGCTCCATCACCTCCTGGCTTGTCATAATGTCGCTAAGTGGTGTCGAGTCCATCTTTATATGTTCTCTATTTACATTTTTTTCTGGCTGCTTATTTTGCACAGGTGGTTCTGGCATATATGAATTCTCTGGCTGACCAATTGGAACCATACCATCTCCAGAATCAGACAAATTTAGCGTCTCCGTCGCCATTTATACTTACAACGGTTAATTTGCCACCTCTGAGACGCAGGGTGCTCTAGCTGCTTGCATGCAAAAATGAGTCACCTTCCTTGTCCTGTGTCCGAGGACTCAACCTCCAAAGTGTTTATCGTCAGTTCTTTTTAATAACCTTCATAGCGGTTGCACGCTTCACTTTTGTTGGGTCGATGTTTGATATACCATGTGTTGGATTATAATGTGTCTTGTGATAGTTCCATAGTTGTGGAGAACCAATCCTAAATTGAGGGTGAAGTTTTGCCTTGTACCAGAATACACAATCCTCAATCTTGTTGCTCTTGGAAGTGTTGTCAAGAACTAGACATTCGTAATTTTCTGTACAAGCATTCATAATTTGATTAAACATATCAAATGTTGGAAATATTCCAAAAAAAGCCTTGTAAAGTTTCTCTCGATTTTGAATAATATTCTCTCTCAAAATGAAAACATAATCAACATTTGCTCTAAGATCGGGAGTTAAATCCATACAATACTGCATCGTCAACATAAAAAAGATTTTCCAGTGTCGACCATTCATAAAACATTTTCGAATACAAGTATCCTTCATAAACTTTTTGTCATACATACAGTCATCTAAAAGTATGAATGCTGGGCTAATTGGTTTATTTCGTAGTAAAATCTGTCTCTGTCTTTCAAGAACTCTCTCTATAGCTTCCCTGTCATAATCACTATATATAAACAGGTCTGGTACGAACTGTTGATAATGGTGATTGCCTTCCTCTGTGGCTGACATAACTATACCAGCTGGAAGGTGCTTCTTGTGATAGAGGATATCAGTCACAAGGGTTGATTTTCCTGTGTTTCTCTTGCCAATCAGAACACAAACCTTGTCATCCTTCATCGATGCAGGGTTGAACTTTCTGAGTTGAATGTTCATCTACTACAGAATGTTTTTATTTATACGCGTTTGTCACGCATTTAATTTTGTGCTGTAATAGTAATGGCAAGTGGCCGTGTCATATTGTCTACCACTGGTATACAGGATGAGTTTCTTACTAGTGAGCCCCAGATGACATACTTCCTTAAACAATTCAAACGTCACACTCGCTTTGCAATAGAGACTACCCAGAATCCAATTGATGGTACTGTTGACTTTGGAAACACTCTTAATGCAACAATCCCAAGAAAGGGTGATATCATCAGGAATCTATCAGTTAAATTGGAACTTTCTGATATAACCACCGATGCAACCGGTGCAAACGCAACCCCAATTTATACAGATTCTATATGTCACGCACTTATCGAGTACTGTGACTTGGTAATAGGCGGTCAGACAATTGAACGCATTACAGGTGAATTTATGGAAATTTTTAGCGAACTTTGTGTTTCAAATTCTCAACAAGATGCCTATTATTATTTGGGTGGAAAGTCTAGAAATCAGACGATAGATGGCGGTAATAACACGGGGCGTAGGGCTTATATTGTGACCCTCCCATTTTACTTTTTTAGAAATAATCAACTTGGTATACCATTGTATTCAATTTATCGCCAGGAGGTTGAATTGAAATTTAAATTTAGAACACTCAGAGAAGTTGTATTAAATTCAGGAAATGGAAATGGTCCATATATCCCATCCGAGAGTGTTGAAGCTAGTATTCTTCGTTCAGGTATTCTTACAGAGTATGTGTACTTGACAGATGAGGAAAAGAACTACATAAAGGCTCGACCAACTGATTATGTTATTGAGCAACTTCAACTTTCAAGAGGTGTCATAGAAGATACTGAAAATTCAAAAAGTTTTAAATTAAATTTTACAAATCCAGTCAAAGAACTTTACATTGTTGTTCAAAGTCAAGATACTCAGGACAACAATGACTGGTTCAATTTTGATGATGGGTACCAACCAAACAATTCAAATTCTTTTATAGAAACTTTACAGCTTGAATTTAACAATGAGATTATGATTTCACAGGATGTTGCTGATCGCCTATATCTCTTGTATGCACAACCCATGTATCACCACACTAGAGTACCAAAGAGGAACATCTATAGCTATAGCTTTGCACTCAGACCAGAGGATCCTGAACCAACAGGACAGGTCAATATGAGCAGAATCATCAACAAGTTGCTCAAGGTTAATTTGGCTAGTCCTTATAGTGGTTCAGATAATCGCAACATCAGGATCTACGCAAAGAACTACAATGTTCTCAGGGTACAAGATGGTCTTGCGGGTTTGTTATTTATAGATAATACGTTTATGTAAGGTAAAGTAAGGATGGAGGATGAGATTATCAATACGAGTTTAGACATTTTATTGCCGGTTATAGAATCTGCTATGGTTTTAGGTGGCGAATACGCAAAAAAGTCAGGACGTGATACTCTGACTGGCACAGATCTGGAATACGCCCTTAAGTTCTGTGCTAGGCATGTGACTGGTAAACACATTGGCACTCTGTTTCCAGAACTCCAACAGGATTCAGAATCAGATAGCGAAGGTTCTGATTCTGATTCTGAAGAACCCCCATTTACAAGATACATAGGAGATGACGAGACCCTTAATAAGGTGAATGAGTGCTATGATACCTGGAATGAATGGGTGCCGACAAATCCCACAGAACAAATGTTGAAAAAATCTATTGACTCAAGACAATGGACATAAAACTCGTTGGTATCCAGGAGCCAAAGGGATTCGATGATGATTTTACTCAGGGATTCCCAATTACAGAAAAAGAAAACAACGAAATTGAGGTTCCATATTATGATAGTGATCACTGTAATGAAGAATATGATACGTCAAGTGAGTCTCACTATGAGACCGAGAGCGATTATGCATCATCAGACGAAAGTGCCGTGTCAAAGAGGGTTGTTGTTAAATTCCACAGGACAATACCAAATTACAAATCTCTCCTCTGTGTAGAGACTGATTTTCTCCCAGAATAATTTTCTCAAATAATTATAAATGTCAGCACAGGTTATCAACGTTGCTTCCCAGCTCGAGGCTCAGTCCGTGAACGCCGTTGTGGCAGGCTTCAGCTTTGCCTCCGCTCTCGCGTGGATGGATGTGGTTCGCTTCATCATCGGCAATCTCGTGAAGGTGAACAAGAACGGTGCCCAGTACGTGCTCCTGACCGCCCTTCTGACCACCCTGCTGTCCATTGTGGTCTACATGGTCATTGCCCGCTTCTCCAAGAAGGTGGCACCCCCCGCACCACCCCAGTATGCCGTGACAGTAGGCCGCTAAAGCGTACGCTTTTTACGCATAAAGGACAACAGTGCAAGTCCCAATAACAAGCTTATTACCGAAACTATCAGGATAGTCTTCTGAGAGTTATCAAATCTGTTTTTAGGCATCAGATTCGGTATCTCTACAGGTGGTGGGAGGTCTGAAGGTTCCACTTGCGAAACAACTGACTCGGTTGGTACCTGACCAAGGCCTTTATCCAACGAGCATTCTATATCAACCTTCAGGATGTGATTTCTTTTTCCAAAGTCATATGGTATCAACTTGGTACCATTGTTGTAATAGAACCGAATCCGCAGGTCATCTATGAACTTACCAGTCCCCTTTATGAAATTATGTTGAATTGGATCATCAACTCCATTGAAATCTATAATTTCATTTATGGTTGAGCTTAGGATTCTACCAATATAATGTGGCGAAATTTGAGCCATATTTTGTTGCTCAAAAGTCCCTTCATTTGTTGTAAAAGTCCCACCATCAACAAACAATCTTTTATCAAGATCTTCAGGGCCGCTTGTTATACGAACAAATATTGAACCTGGACCACCAATATCAATATAACTTGATGTTATACTATTTGCAACCTCTGTATTTGAACCACTGAATCCTAGTACATGAGCCGGAGGGCCAACACTTGAAGTAGTTGCGTATCCATTTGAACCACCATAAAAATTAAATGTGAAGTTGTTTGTGAATGTCAAGTTTGAACCAATTGGATCAAATGTTACTCTTTTTTGTGTGAGACTGCTCGTCTCAATTGATCTTGCCAATGTAGTTCCATCATTGAACGCCAATGTGGTTGATGAAGTATTTGAAAATGATAACAAATTTGTAGAATAATCAAAACTTGACAAAAGTAAATTACTCGCTGAAACTGTTTGAATTTGAATAGAGTTTGCCAAAGTTGAACCAATGTTGCTGAATGGTACAACAAAATCATCAAACACACCACCAAGAGTGTTTGAAAATGTCAGTGATGCACTATCAAAAGTTACAGAGTCAATTGAAGTGTTGGCACCGTCTAGGACATCTTGAATGTCGGTTGCTAAAACATTACCACTCACAAATGAGACATTTATATTTGATACCAAAGGATTTGCCTGAATATTTCCAAAGTTGAAATGATTGAAAGCTGAATCATATGTTATTGTGTCATAACTTGTTTTCGTCGTGGATAGCCCAATATTTGCCAGTAGCATCTCAGCCATATGAGTCCCATTTGAATCATAATACACATTTGTAGTTGACGAAGTTTGTGTGTTTGCAAACTCAATATTTGAATGTGGTGAAGGTGTGAAGAATATTCCATTTATGTAATCATTATCTGATATCAATGAACTTGCATTCATAGAATTTGCAAAACTTTCTCCAGTCAAAAAATTTATTGAAATAACATTGTCTCCAAAAATTAAATTGTCATCTCTAGAATTGTATATGACATCATTTGTAAGTTCACCATATGACTCAAGGTTTGAAGCAGTCTCAGTTCCCAATACACTATAGCCAACATTACCACTCCCAACTATAGAAGTATTTGAAAAGGTCAACTTACTGGTGAACGAGTCAAATGAAACCGTATCAACAGCCGTGTTAGGAGGTGCCATCTGAATCTGAAGGTTTGAGGCGAGGTCAACTCCATTTGTATAGGTTCCCTCGTCAAACACAACAGGGGTACCGTTGACTTCAAACTGCTTGTTTCCTGAATTTATCAACGGCTGGCAGTTTGGTATACGGGCTGAAACAATTTTGATACTTGTGATGTCATATATTCTATTATTTAGACGAATCGTATAATCATTAGGATTTGGATACTCTATGGGATCACGCTCACTGCTGTCGATATCAACGAGATACCCCATTACTGATATTTTACAACATTTTTCCGATGATAAAACCCAATACGAGAGCGACCAACAAAGCTCCTAAACCATGCCACATTGTTGTCAACCACACCTTTTCCGCCCAGCACTCCTTTGCCTTGGGACACCCCTTCTTTTTAGGTTTAGGGGGGT